CTGGTGAAGTACTCAAATTCATCGACCGTGACTTCTTTACTTTGGTATTTTTGCCAAGGAATCAGCGGGATTTTCTGGTGAGGGTGAGCCGGGATTATCGTTAGCCCCTGCTCAAAGAGCTCGCGCGCCTTTTCCGCAGGCGTTGCTGGCGCCTCAATCATCGATTTCGGCCCACAAATCAGGACGAATTGCAGATTTTTTTATATCCCGTAATGATGATATCTCAGCGGCCCTCTCGGCGGGTATACCCTTCTCGCTCCGCTTCCACTTGTAGACGGCATTCCTACTGAGGCCGAGCTGTGCGGCCATTTCACTTACATTTATCTCGGACCAAAAGGTGTCTGGTGTCATCGTTCCCGCTCGCCTAAAAAAACTCAAATGTAACCGAAAAGGTTACAAGCGTAAACCATTATTAACGCAACATTTAAAATAGGGGTTGTAATCAGTAAACCTTGGGTTTACATTGAGATCTCAACTTGCCTACAGGGAATACAGATGTCACGAGTTCCATTCAATCGACGAATAGCGGAATTACGTCTTGCGAGAGGACTTAGCTTGCGGCAGATGGCTATTGACCTTGAGCAGTACGGCGTCAAAGTTTCTCACAACGCGATAGCCAAATGGGAGGCTGAAAAGCTGGCAGGTTCGACGCGCCTTCCCAGTAAAGAGGTCATCGGTGCGCTGTGTAAACTTTTTAATGTAAAGCCGTCATTTCTCGTTGAAGAAATGTTCGCGGGCGTGAAATCTAAATCGGGATCGGGTAGAGCCGAAAAGATGCTGGACGTTGAGCTTCTGACAAACGAAGAGTTTGAGGCACTGTTAAAGGTTAAGGATTTATTTATAAAAGCAAGGACGCAAAAAACGGGAGAGAGATGAGAGAGTTAGACGATCACCTTTACATATCAAGGGAAGCTTCGCAATTTGTACGAAATACAATCGACAGAATCTACTTAGAGGACAACCACCATTGCTGCACTTCAAGTCAATTTGAAATCTGGCACATTGGCGATTGTTGTCCTTATCGTTGTGGCTGCGATGAAGCCGACAGCCAAGAGCAAAGACTTTTTTGCGGCGATTTTTGGGAGCAATCAAAAATTCTAGATATTACAATGCGCGGCAATGATTTTTTGTCTGTCTTAAAGTCAAGGGGCGCAGCAAGTTGTGTGATTGAAACTCGTAAAACTCATATCGTTTGGGGGCATGACAATCGGATTTACAACTTAGCTATCCCTGAACATTTGAAAGATGAATTGGTGCTCGCCGCTAAAGCGCAAGGGCTTTACAGCCGGCCGCCCGTGTTGCGCGTCTACACAAACACTCAGGCCTCTGCTTAAATTAACGTAAAACTTTATGTAACCAAAAGGTAGACAAAGATTACACAAATCGGTTACGCTCTTTTTTCAACATGAAAAGAGAGATGAACGATGGACGCACAAAGAAACGAAGCAGTAAGCCCCTCCCATAACGAACCCAACCTTGATGTACTAGCCGAGCAGTGGCTTCAGCAGAAAACGCTGGAGGACAATTGCAAAGCTCGTCGAATTGAAATTGAGCAGCAGATGATCCCTCATCTTGCAGCGCGAGCAGAAGGCTCGCAGACAACCGAAACCACTTTCGGTCGAAAGATCAAGCTAACCACCAAGAACAACTACAAGCTCGATGACGTTGCCTTGCAAGCAGTGCGCGATAGCGTGCCGGCCAACATGCTCCCGCTAAAGCTGACGCAAACGATCGACGTTGCGCGCCTTAAATATCTTCGCAACAACGAGCCAACCACTTATCGCAAGATCGCGAGAGCATTCTCGCACTCCCCTGCTAAGCCCAACATTTCAATCACTGGGGGTGAGATCTAATGGCTATCGACCTATCTGCAATCAAAAAGACTAGCGGCCTCAAGCCACCATCAATGATCGTGTTCGGCTCTGCCGGCGTGGGTAAAACCACGTTCGCGGCTGCCGCGCCTAACCCTGTGTTCCTGCAAACGGAAGCCGGCGAAGGTGCGTTAGAGCTGTCAGCATTTCCGCTCATCAAAACATACGACGAGCTCATCGAGGCCATCACCGCGTTGATAGAGCATGAGCACGATTACGGCACGCTTGTGCTCGACAGCCTGGACCACCTAGAGCCGTTGATTTGGAAGAAGGTCTGCCAGGTCGAAGGAAAGAAATCGATTGAGGAATTCGGGTACGGCAAGGGTTATGTCTTTGCGCTTGATTACTGGCGCGAGTTCTTAGCCGCGATCAACTCACTTAGACATCACAAGAATATGTCGTTGATCTTGCTCGCGCACACTCATATCCGCAGTTACAACAGCCCGGACACTGAGTCTTACGACCGTTACGAGATCAAGCTTCACGCAAAAGCCAGCGGCCTGATTCAAGAGTCAGTCGATAGCGTGCTGTTCGCGAAGCACAAGATCATAACGAAGAAAGAAGACAAAGGATTTAACCAGACAAGGGTGCGCGGTATTAGCACTGGCGAGCGCGTGCTTTGCACCACCGAGACGCCTGGTTACATCGCAAAGAATCGATATGGCTTGCCTGATGAGATCGACCTCACCTGGGCAGCCTTCGAGCAAGCAATCACTACAGCAACAAGCAAGGAGAAATAGAAATGGCGTCATTAAGTTTTAATGCAGAAGATTTTGTCGAAGAGCAAAGGTTTGAGCCGATCCCAGAGGATCTGTACAAGGCCGTAATAATCGATTCGGAAATGCGAAAGACCAACGCAGGAACCGGCAGCTATTTGATGCTGAATTTTGAAGTGCTAGAAGGCCCGCACGCTGGCCGATGGGTAACAAACAATCTTAATTTAGACAATCCAAGCGAAAAAACTGTAGAGATTGCGCAAAGAGAGCTAAGTTCGATTTGCCGCGCGCTTGGCAAAAAGTCTATTTCAGACAGCGAAGAGCTGCACCACAAGGCGTTAATGATCAAGGTCGTTATTCAGCCTGGCCGCGGCGAATACGGTCCTAGCAATCAGATCAAAGCTTACTCGCCAGCCGATCAATTGCAGGCTGTCGCGACTCCTGCTGCCGCACCCTCTGCGGCTCCTGCCGCGGCCGGCAAGAAGCCCTGGGAGTAACCATGGTTGCTTTACCAGAACCAGCAAGCACTACTCTCAACGCCGTCGAGCGAGCGGGTGAGAAGGGTCAGGCCACCGATGGTGGCCGGGCTCATCTTGGCGGCAGCATCATTGGGCGCGAGTGTAAAAGAGAGCTGTGGTTCAGCTTTCGATGGGGAACCATCGTGACGCACAAGGCCAGAATTTTACGGCTGTTTGCACGCGGCGCTCGAGAAGAGGATTGGTTCAATCACCTACTCACTCAGGCCGGTGTGACGGTGTGGGATGTTGACCCTGATACCAAGCAGCAGTTTAGGGTCGAGGCCGTTGGCGGTCATCTAGGAGGTGCTCTAGATGGTGTATTGATGGGGCTGATCGAAGCCCCACAAGTACCACACGTCAGCGAGCAAAAGACGCACTCAGCTAAAAGTTTTGAGGATGTCGAAAAGAAAGGCGTCTTTAAATCTAAGCCAGAACACTATGCGCAGATGCAAGTTTATATGCACCTCATGGAGCTGCCCTGGGCGCTGTACCAGGCGGTGAACAAGAACAACGATGCGCTTTATTACGAGCGTGTCGAATACGACAAGCCCGCTGCGGAGGCATTGATCCGCAAGGCTGAGCACATCATCACAAGCGATCGACCGCCCGAAGGTATCAGCACCGATCCCTCGTTCTATAAATGCAAATTCTGCGACCACAGCTTTCTATGCCACGGGTATCAAACGCCGGCACTGAGCTGCCGCACCTGTGCTTTCGCGACAGCAGAGGTCGATGGTGATTCGAGGTGGTCATGTGCAAAGCATAAGAAAGATATTGGCGTAGAGGATCAGCGCCTGGCGTGTGACAAGCACCTGTTTATTCCTGAGCTGCTCGCTCCCTGGGCTGAAGTGTTAGACGGCACTGAAGAGCACGTCAGTTACAAGAACAAATTAACCGGCCATGAGTTTGTCAACGGCTGGGGCGGCTACTCGTCGAAAGAAATCAGCCGCGCAAAAGACGTGAACGCAATCGGCGATCCAGACATTGATCATTGGAAAGAGAGTTTTCAAGCGGAGGTAATAGGGTGAGCAAAATATTTGTGCAGATAGAAAGCGACGATATGGATCGTTTCCTGGCGAATCAAGAAGAGATCGCCGAAACGCTGTCGCGACTTCTCGCAATAGCAGAAGAGTTGATTGATGCGGCGAACGATCAAGCCTAAGCCAAGCACCAAGAAGCTTGTATTCAAGTGGCCTCGACAAAGCTGCGGCTATTGCAGCCACTTAATTTTTAACTGGTGCGAGGTGTTTGATTCAGCCGTGCCGGCGTCATTCAAGAATGAGGAAAACAGTTGCGAGCATTTTAATGAGGCTATGAGTCCATGAAGTATTCGTCAGATTTTTACAAACAGTGCGCTGGTTGCGGCGGCTGGATAAGAAAAAGGACAACCCTTTGCCGGGTGTGTCAGCGGTCGAAAAGCATCGATCTTGAGTATTTAAGTTGCAGGCATGCGGACAGATGGGTCAGAGCCAAGTGGCGCAAAGGAAATTTTGATGAGCATGAGGAAAAACAATATGAGCGAGCCCTTCAAGAAGCAGGTTGGTGGTGATCATTACAAAGGTTTTGTAATCGAACCAATTCGTTTTTGCCAGAAAAATGGCTTAGGCGCTGCGGAGAGCAGCATCGTTAAGTACGCCTGCCGCTGGAAGCGAAAGCACACCGGCAACCTGGATGATCTCAGGAAGATTATTCATTACGCAGAGCTGCTGATCGCGATGGAATTAGAAATCCCTGATGCGCGCGAAGAAGACGAGTTTAGAAGCGAACGAAAATTCAAGACGTTCAGCGATGAGACGGATATTGTGAGAGTTGAAGATGTTTAAACGTAGACGATGGGGTGATAA